ACCTAAGACTATCTGCTATAGGTAAACCTGCTAGACAATTATGGTATGGTAAAAACTCTAAAGAAAAACCTAAACCTTTAGAGCCTAGTACAAGAGTTAAGTTTTTATATGGTCATATGTTAGAAGACCTATTGATTCTTTTCTCAAGACTTGCAGGACATACAGTAACTGACCTACAAAAAACAGTACATGTCAATGGAATAAAAGGACATCAAGACTGTGTAATAGATGGAGTGTTAGTTGATTGTAAGAGTGCATCAGGTAGAAGCTTTGAAAAGTTTTCTAAGAATAAGTTATACTCTGATGATCCCTTTGGTTATATAGCACAGATCTCTGCTTATGCTGAAGGTAATGGAGTAGATGAAGCTGCTTTTCTTGCAATAGATAAACAGAATGGGAACATATGTTTAACTCCTGTTCATTCTTTGGAGATGATTAATGCTAAAGAAAGGATTGACTATCTTAAAGGAGCAATGGATAAAGATAATCCACCTGATAGGTGTTATAATGATGTGCCTGATGGTGCTAGTGGCAATCGTAAGCTCGCTTTTGGTTGCTTTTATTGTGAACATAAGCGTACTTGTTGGAGTGATGCGAATGAAGGTAAAGGGTTACGTGTATTCAATTATGCAAATGGAAACAGGTATCTTACGAAAGTTAAAAAAGCTCCTAATGTAGAAGAGGTTACAACATGGTAAGTCATTGGGTTAGGTATGGTACTGAAGAACCTTTCGTACCTAACCTAGATAAGTTTGGATTTGTTTATGTTATAACGAATACTAAAACTACTAAAGCATATGTAGGTTGTAAACAATATTTTATAGGTAAAAAGAAAACACGTTCTCAATGGGAACAGTATACAGGTTCTTCTAAATATTTAAATGCAGACATAGAAAAAATAGGTAAAGAATATTTTACTTTTGAAGTTATAGCAGAGTATAAAAACAAAAGAAGTTTACAATACTATGAAGCATATTATCAGATAAAATGGAATGTTCTTACTGCTACTATAGAAGGTAGTGATGAACAAGCATTTTATAATGGATATGTAGGTGGTAAATTTTATAGACCTATTGAAAGTTTTACGCCTGAATTTAGTCAAGGTTGTAGAGAAAGAAATTTAGGTGATAAGAATCCTATGTTTGGTAAGAAAAGATCAGATGAAGATAAAGAAAAAATTAAAAATGCTTTAAAAAAATATTATAAAAATAATCCTGCAAAGAAAGGAAAAGATAGTCCTAATTATGGTAAGAAACATTCAGAAGAATCTAAACAAAAGATAAGTAAAGCATTAAAAAAGTTTATAAAAGATAATCCAGATTGGGTTCCTCCTCGAAAGGGTAAACCTATATCAGAGGAACAAAAACAAAAACAAAGTAAAGCTATGTCTGGAGTATTAAAAACTGAAGAACATAAAAAGAAAATTACTGAAGGTTTAAAAAAGTATTTTAAAACAGAGAAAGGAAAACTTCATAAAGCTATGTTTAAAACTGAAGAACATAAAAAAAATATTATTAAAGGAATGAAAGGAGGTAAAAAATGTCAGTAAAGGAAGCAATGTACAACACAGCACTAGCTGAGTTTCATTCTCAAAGAGATAAAGCTATAGCTACTGCACGTATATACTTGGAACATCCTGTTGGTATAGGAGAACATCCCCAAGTTATTGATGAATTTATTAAACAAATTAAACTAGCTGCTGAAGCAGAAGAAGCTGCATCTATGTTAGTTGATACATTTAGAGATGAAATAACTCAAGAAGATTAATGAATGAAGAATACATTGAGATACTAGCAGAGATACAAGAGCATGAGAACAGTAGTCCTGAACGAATGTTATTTTTATCTGTTATATTTCAAGCATTGTTAGATGCAACAAAAGAAAAGACTAAAGTAGAATCACCACGTACAAGTGTTGAAAGAGCTAATGCTCGTGCATGGTTTTTCTGTAGTGTAGGTGTAACATGTGATAACTTTGAGTATGTCTGTGAGAATGCAGGTATGGATGCACAGTATACAAGAAGCTTCGCAATAAAAGTAATTAATTCAAAGGAGATAAAATATGTCAGACAAAGAATCAGAAGAGTCTTGGATAAATCCTGAAGAAGATAGAGGATGGTCTCAAGAAAGTTATAGAGATTATATGAAGAGAAGAGATGCTGAAGAAGATGCTATAAGAAAAGGTACGTATGAGTATGAGTATGATAATGCTACAGACAAACAAGTAGGTGGAAGTCATTACAAAGACTGTGTTATACAGCCTATAGAATATATTGTTAAAAATAAGCTTGACTTCTTGGAAGGTAATGTGGTAAAATATATAACTCGTCATAAAACAAAAGGCGAAGGTAGAAAAGATATAGAAAAAGTAATTCATTATGCAGAATTAATATTAGAACTAAAGTATGGAAAGGAAAATTAGATGGCATCATTATTAGGAAATAATTATTTACCTACTGAATATCAATCATTCATTCACATGTCTAGGTATTCAAGATGGTTAGAAGATAAAGGTAGAAGAGAGAGTTGGAGTGAAACTGTAAGCAGACTTATATCTTTCTTTAGGCAACATATAGATAATGAATATAATAGTGTAATTAAAAATAAAGAATGGAATGAATTAGAAGAAGCTATACTTTCATTACAAGTTATGCCATCTATGAGAGCATTAATGACATCAGGTGAAGCATTAGATAGAGAGAATGTTGCAGGTTATAATTGTTCTTATATTCCTATTGATAGTCCAAGAGCATTTGATGAAGTGTTATATATACTTATGAATGGTACAGGTGTAGGTTTCTCTGTTGAAAGACAGTATGCAGATAAGTTACCTACTGTTCCTGATGTAGAGTTTGAACATACAGAAGATGTAGTATCTGTTGTGGATTCTAAAGAAGGTTGGGCAAAAGCATTTAGAGATTTAATATCCTATCTCTACACAGGTAGAGTTCCTAAAATAAATGTTAGTAAAGTTAGACCTGCAGGTGCAAGATTAAAAACATTTGGTGGTAGAGCTAGTGGACCTCAACCTCTTGTTGATCTCTTTGACTTTACTATTCTTAAATTTAAAGGTGCAAGAGGTAGAAAGCTTTCTTCTATGGAGTGCCATGACATTGTATGTAAGACAGGTGAGGTTGTAGTTGTTGGTGGTGTACGTAGATCAGCTCTTATTTCTTTGTCTAATCTTTCTGATCAACGTATTCGTGGTGCTAAAATGGGTGAGTGGTGGAATGAAAATCCACAAAGAGCATTAGCTAATAACTCTGTAGCATATACAGAGAAACCAGATCCAGGTATCTTTATGAAAGAATGGCTATCATTATATGAAAGTAAATCAGGTGAGAGAGGTATGTTCAATAGAGCATCTGCTCAAGCTAAAGCTGCAGAGAATGGTAGACGAGATGCATCATGGGATTTTGGTACTAATCCTTGTAGTGAAATTATATTAAGACCTAATCAATTCTGTAACTTAACTGAAGTTGTGTGTCGTTCTACTGATACTATGACTACACTAACAAAGAAAGTTAAACTTGCTACGATACTAGGTACAATACAATCTACCTTTACAAACTTTGGTTATCTTCGTAAGAGATGGCAGAACAATACAGAAGAAGAAAGATTACTTGGTGTATCTTTAACAGGTATTATGGATTCTGTTGAGCTCAATACTATTGATGGTCTAGCTCCTAGATTAGAAACATTAAAGAAACATGCAGTAGAAACTAATAAAGTTTTAGCAAAGAAGTTAGGTATACCACAATCAACAGCTATTACTTGTGTTAAACCTTCAGGTACTGTAAGTCAATTAGTTGATAGTGCTAGTGGTATACATGCTAGACATAATCCTTACTACATTAGAACAGTAAGAGGAGATAATAAAGATCCATTGACAGAGTTTATGAAAGCATCTGGTATACCTCATGAGCCAGACTATTTAAAACCAGAACATCAAACTGTATTCTCTTTTCCTATGATGGCTCCTAAAGGTTCAGTATGCAGAACAGACATGACAGCTATTCAACAATTAGAGATATGGAAATGTTATGCTCAACATTGGTGTGAACATAAACCTTCTGTAACTATAAGTGTTAAGGAAGAAGAATGGGTTCCTGTGGGTGCATGGTGTTGGGAAAACTTTGAACATGTAAGTGGTATATCTTTCTTACCTTTCTCTGATCATACATATCAACAAGCACCTTATCAAGATATAGATGAGAAAACTTATAAGAAGTTAGCAAAAAATATGCCAACGAATATTGATTGGAATAAATTACAAGACTTTGAGAAAGAAGATAATACGAAAGGATCACAAGAACTAGCTTGTACTGCAGGTGTATGTGAGTTGGTGGATATATAATTCGTTCACCTTGTGTTGGTGTATGTACACTAGAGAATGATATTTGTATTGGTTGTTTTAGAACAAGTAAACAAATAGCTGAGTGGGCTTTTTATACAGACGAAGAAAGGGAAACTATAATGAAAGAAAGTAAACCAATATTTGCAACAGCAGATATAGATTTAATAAGAGATTTAATAGTATTTACTTTGAAAACACAAGATGATTTTGTTATGCCTGTTGAAAAGAAGAAAGAGTTTGAAGCATTGTATCATAGACTAGGTAGATTCAAAGAAAGTTCTTGACATTTTTTGTAAACTGTGCCATAATTACACTATAGAATGCCATAATGGGTTCTATTAATCGCTTAATGAAAGGATAAA